ACAAACAAGCCTAAAAAGACTGAATGGGTACAGGATTACTTTTGTCAGTTATGCGCATATGCAGAAGCACACAACGAAGTATATGGGACAAACATACAACAGGGTGTTATCCTAATGTGTTCAAAAGACTTTGAATATCAAACTTGGGTAATTGAGGGCGATGAATATAATAAACATAAACGTGTGTGGTGGGACCGTGTTGCTCAATACTACGGCGCCTAAACTAATAAATACTATATAATTAGGAGTTACTAGTATGGCCGTGGTTCAAATCTCGAGAATTCAGCATAGAAGTGGAACAAGTGATAATTTACCTCAACTAGCAAGAGGTGAGATTGGGCTTGCCGTAGATACACGTAGAGTGTATATTGGCAATGGCGGAACAGGATCTCCACAAACTGAAAATCTAGAGTTATTAACTAGTCGTAGTAATATTCTAGAAATAAGTGAATCATACACGTATAAAGATGCACAGATCGGTTTTAATGCACAGACAGGCCTGAATGCTGCCAGTCCAATAATTCGCACATTACAAGAAAAAATTGATGATGTCGCAAGTGTAAGAGATTTTGGTGCCGTAGGCGACGGTGAAACGGATGACACCCTTGCAATTAATCGTGCCCTATTAGAGCTATTTGCGAGAGAGCAGATTACTCGTGTACGCAGGATGTTGTATTTTCCTGCAGGCAAATATCTAGTAACTGGACTTTTAAAGATTCCTAGTTTTGCATACCTAAAAGGTGAAGGCCCAGACAGTACAATTATATATGGTAATGATGTAACTGAAAATGCTGTAGCGCAGTTTGCTGATAGCAAGCAACAAGTAGACGCTAGTGTTGGCAGTGGCACTGGATTACCACCACAGTTTATTGTTATTGATGGCATGACTATTGAGGCAGGGGTTGATATCCCAGTACTTCATATAGACCAGGCAGAAAGTTGTTATATAAACAACTGTAAAATTATTGGTAACAGTGCAAGCGCACCAACGGCTGTGGGTAATTCTAATCCAGCAGTAAAGATTACAAGTACAGCAAGTTATACTACCAAACACATCAATTTTAAAAACTGTACAATAGGTAAACATAGTTTTGGTGTAAATTTAGATCATGATATGAACAGTATCCACTTTGATGGTTGCAACTTTGAGCATGCATTTAAAGCTATAAAAATTGGTGAGAATGTAACAGGTAGCGCACCTGCAGTAACTGGGCCAAAAAGTGTTAAGATCACGAGTAGCAGGTTCAACGATATCTATAAACAAGGTATGCATGCTTATAATGGTGACAATATTGTTAGTGCCTATAATATCTACATTGATGTTGCAAATAATTCGCTGGGTAATGGTAATGCCGCTACCCATGTAATAGACTTTGCAGACGGGGTAGGTAGTTTCAGTATTGGTGATAGTTTTGATAGACCAGATGCAGATGTTACTACTTCAACAAAGCGTACTAGTTTAAATAATACTAATATAGCATTGGGTCAAAGTTTAGAAATTGGTAGTTATAGTAGGACCTATAACAATAACGTAAGTCTGTCTAACAATGTAGGGGCCACAAGTACTGGTATTAGTTTTGATGATACTAGTGGTATGGATTATGCGGTTGAAATCGATTATTTAATTAGTAGAAATAGTAAGTTCCGTCAGGGAACACTACGTATTGTCCAAGATGGTACTGCACAAGTACTAGATGATGACTTTACAGAAAATAATGGTGACGTTGGTGTTACTTTTGATTTAAACAATAACTCAGGCTTAACAACTCTTCGTTATGCTACTGATAGCCAAACGACAGGCACAGTATACCTTACAGTAAGAAAAATCGGCACATAATATAACATAACATGTGGGATACGTCCATTCAAGACAGGCTTTCTATATGGTTTTCATTTAGAAGACGCCTCAACCGTTTGCCATTTGAACAAGCAGTACAGGAAGTTAATGCTTTTTGGCGGCGAGCACCAATTAGTAGTCAGTATTATTGTTGTGATATGGTTAACGATTGGCCTGATCCCTGGCAATTATTAGTAGATAATACCTACGATAATATTGCAAGGGGGCTAGGAATGTTGTATACTATTACTTTAACAGAGCATAACCCTGATGTAGAATTCTTGTGTATTCGTAGCAAGGAAAAAAGTTGCGAAGAAGCATTAGTATGGATTGACCAGGGTAAATATGTGCTTAATTGGGATTTAGATATAGGTGTAAATACCACACTGCAACTAGACACATATAATATTATAAACAGAATAAACGCACAGGATCTAATAAACAATGGAAATTCAAGTACAAAAGCGTGATGGAAAAAAAGAAAACCTTGATCTCGAAAAATTACACAATGTTGTAGAATATGCATGTAATGGAATTACAGGCGTTAGTGCAAGTGAAGTAGAAATTCGCAGTCACTTACAGTTTTATGATGGCATAGAAACTGTAGATATACAAGAAACACTTATTAAAAGCTCAGCCGACTTAATCTCAGAAGAAACTCCTGGGTACCAGTATGTAGGCGGGCGACTCATTAACTACCATATCCGTAAGATAGTATATGATGATTTTACTCCATGGCATATCTATAAATTAGTAAAACGAAATGTTGACCTAGGATTTTATGACTCTGCACTGATGTCAGATTATAGCGAGGATGACTGGAACGAACTCGATGCTTATATCAAGCATGATAGAGATGAAACACTTACCTACGCTGGCATGGAACAATGGCGTGGCAAGTATCTTGTTAAGAATCGCGTCACTAACGAAATTTATGAAACACCACAGATGGCATATATGTGCATTGCAGCCACTCTTTTTGGAGCGTATCCAATAGCAACAAGGTTAAAATGGGTAAAGGATTATTACGATGCAATTAGCACATATGTTATTAGTTTGCCTACTCCTGTCATGGCTGGTGTACGCACTCCTCAAAGACAATTTTCATCTTGCGTTCTTATCGAGACAGATGACAGCCTGGATAGCATTAGTGCTACTGCTAGTAGTATTGTCAAGTATGTTAGTGCAAAGGCTGGCATTGGGATCGGTGCTGGTAATATTAGGGCAATTGGCTCCCCTATCAGAAAGGGTGATGCCTTCCATACCGGCGTAGTTCCTTTCTTTAAATTATTCCAGAGCGCAACACGTAGTTGTAGCCAAGGAGGAGTACGTAATGGTGCAGCAACACTCTATTATCCTATCTGGCACTACGAAGCAGAGGATTTATTAGTACTAAAGAATAACAAGGGCACAGAGGATAACAGAGTACGTCATATGGACTATGGTGTGCAATTTAATAAACTGATGTATGAACGCCTAATTACGGGTGGTAACATTACGTTATTCAGTCCCAGCGATGTACCAGGTTTGTATGATGCTTTCTTTGCTGATCAGGACAAGTTTAAAGAACTATATGAACGTGCAGAACGTAATACACGACTACGCAAAAAGACCATTAAGGCTAGTGAGCTTTTTGGTGCGTTTATGGAAGAGCGTAAGAACACTGGTCGCATCTATCTAATGAATGTTGACCATGCAAATGATCACGGTAGTTTTAAAGCAGAGCTCGCACCAATTAAACAAAGTAATCTCTGTTGTGAAATTGACCTACCAACTAAGCCTCTTAATGATTTTAATGACGAAGAAGGTGAAATTGCACTCTGCACGTTAAGCGCAATCAATTGGGGATTAATTAAGAGCCCGGAGGACTTTGAGAAGCCCTGCGCTCTAGCAGTACGTGGGTTGGATGCGCTATTAACGTATCAGGATTATCCAGTTAAGGCAGCACATAATGCAACAATGAAACGTCGACCATTGGGTATTGGTATTATTAACCTCGCATACTTCCTCGCTAAGAATGATACAAACTATACTAATCCTGATTTAGAGTTAGTAGACACATATGCAGAAGCATGGAGTTACTATCTTATCAAAGCCAGTGCTGATCTTGCTGTTGAATATGGTGAATGCCCTGGAACAAATGAAACCAAATACGGCGATGGTATCACACCTAACCAAACATACAAGTCAGACGTTGACGAACTTGTTAAGCACCAAGAACGTATGGATTGGAAAGGACTACGTAAGCAATTAGCAGACACAGGCATACGTAATAGCACATTAATGGCGCTTATGCCAGCAGAAACAAGTGCACAGATTAGTAACAGTACAAATGGTATTGAACCACCTCGTAGTTTTGTCAGTGTTAAGCAAAGTAAAGATGGAGTATTAAAGCAAGTGGTTCCTGGATACCCAAGGCTTAAAAATAAATATGAACTTCTATGGGATCAAGAAAGTCCAGAAGGCTATATACGGATCATGGCAGTACTACAAAAATACATTGATCAAGGCATTAGTGCTAACACAAGTTATAATCCTAAATTCTATGAAGACGAAAAGATCCCTATGAGTGTTATGTTGAAGCACCTAATTATGTGCTATAAATACGGCCTCAAGCAATTATACTATTTTAATACTTATGATGGCGCAGGTGATGATATTAATGAGCGTGAGCAAATTATTCTTGAGCTACCAGAAATGCAAGATTCAGACTGTGACAGTTGTACAATCTAACTTTAGAGATAAATAGTAGTAACAACAACAAAGGAGTTGCTACTATTATGTCTCAAGGATTTATTTATAAATGGACAAACACTATTAACGGAATAATGTATATAGGAAAGCACTTAGGATCGACAGAAGACAATTACAAAGGCAGTGGTCAAAAATTCCTAAGAGCTTTTAACAAATATGGAGAAGAAAAGTTTACAAGAGAAATACTAGAAGTTGTTAACGATAGTAACAAACTTAATGAACGAGAGCAGTACTACTTGGATTTGTACGAATGTGCTAAATCAGACATGTATTATAATATATCGCCTGTATCGGGCGGCGGCAATCTAGGACATGATTATAGTAAATCTAGTGCAAAAGCAAAACAAACAATGAAAGAGAATGGAACATATGAAAGACGTTCTCAGCGTATGAAAGAAAACAATCCTAACGCCGGCGGTGATGCACGCCGCACATACAATAAAAAACATGGGTCACCGAATAAAGGATTCAAACACACAGATGACGCAAAACAGATAATGAGGGAAATAAAAC